AACAAGCAAAGCGATCTATGGAGAGCATTTTCTGCAGCTTGCCGGCTATCATCACCTTGTAGAGGAAAACACAGAGTATAAAATTGACCAGAACATCATCTTGCGAATTGGTAGGGATGACAACGATGGGTTTGAAGTTAAAGTCAGGGACAACCTTGAAAAAGAATGGGAACTCTTCAAACACTGTGCTGAGATCTATCATTTGCAGAAGGAGCTCAAAAAAGCAGGGAGGTGGTAAAAATGACAAACGAAAAACAAGATAATCTTCCCGTTGCTTCCAACAATGTTCCTGCTGTTGCTATTTTTGGTTCGCTCGACCCGGACGCTCTAATCAGAAAAGCAAGTGATTATGCAACAGCATTGGCGAAAGTTATAGAGGATAAGAAGCTCTATGCCGTTATAAAAGAGAAAAAACACACACAGGTGGAAGGCTGGACAACACTTGGGGCAATGTTGGGGGTTTTCCCTCATGTGATTTGGTCTAAAAGACTACCAGAGAAGGATGCTGATATAGGCTTTGAGGCAAGAGTGTCAATTCAAACCCTTGATGGTAAAGAGATTGCTTCTGCAGAGATGCAATGTAGTACGAAAGAAAAAAACTGGCATGGTCGAGATGAATATGCGGTCAGGAGTATGGCACAAACAAGAGCAACATCTAAGGCATTTAGGCTTGGTCTTTCCTGGATTATGGTCTTAGCCGGTTATGAGGCAACGCCACTTGAGGAAATAATTGGCAGTTCAGAATTTGCGAATAAAGATAAAAAATCTGGAAAATCAGGGAAGGGTCAACAGAACAAAACTTTCAAGTCCGGCCCAGAGGTGGAGAAGATTAAAAAGCTCCTTGAGGAACGAGAAGTCCCGGATACCATTCGCAAGCAGATTATGGATCAGCTGTCAAAACTTACCAAGAATCAAGCCCAGGGATGGATTAAGAACCTTGAGAAGCGACCGAAGAAGAAAAGAACTCCACTACCAACTGTTGACAGTACAGCAGGTGAGAAGCAGCCAGAGAACAATGAGGAGTCACCTCAGGACGAGGATTCACAGCTAAGGGACGTGTTTATAGCGAAGTACATCGAGACCTGGTTGAAGAGCAAGGGCGTTGACCCCAAAACAAATGATAAGAATTTGACCGCAGTGGCTCGCAATATGGGGGAGAAGAAGGTTAGAAAGATGACAACAGAACAGGTGAAGGTGGCGCTTGCTGAGATGGAAGAGGAACAATAAGTGAATAGGCTCGACTGTGGCGTTCTGGCGTCAGGTAAGGCGATTTTGCTATCCAGACTTGTTATCACTGATTGCGGTAGCGATAATAGCGAAGTGGAGCAGAGTGCGGAATCCTGCCAGCCGAGCCTTCAAAGTAAGGGGGAATTGTGGATACTCTTAGAATAACAGTTTCAAAAGATGGAAATGCATGGTGTGCTCTTGTAGGAAAAGATTTGCAAGAAGGGATTGCTGGATTCGGCGATACCCCCAAAGAAGCAATAGAAGCATTGTGTAATGAAAAGGATTTTACAATACTCTGTGATGAGCAGCATTGAAACCGAGGTAGCGAAGAAATGCCCGAAGTGCGGCATCCTCGGAATGCGGAAAATCGAGGACACAGATTATTATGTGTGTGATTTTTGTGGATGTCACGACAAGAGGTCACTGAGCGACGAAGAAATCGAGAGACTGAAAATCGAATTCGTAAACACACCTCAGAGACGGGCTATTTATAACATTTTAGAAGAATGGGGAGAACTCAGTAACCCGCAGTTAAAGCGGATTGCAGACAGCGAAGGTGTCACCTGCGGTGATGAAGTTGCGAGACAAATGAGACCGCTCACTGTGACGTGGAAACCGCAAGGACAACGGTGCAAGTGGTGGAAATTAGCGTGGAGGTGAAATGAGAAACCTTATTTACTGGATAATTTTATGTTCAGGTTTTTTGTGTAGTTTATTCGTAATTCTGGGAATTACAACCTTTTCGTTTAGTCTGCAATTTGCGATACATTATTGGATAGGTTCAGGTATATGGCTTGTGATTAGCCTATTGCTATGTCTTGGATTGTGGATTCAGAAGAAATTTCACAAGGAGGACTGATGTGTCAATTTTTCAGTCTTAACTCGGATGGGGAGGCAAACTTATTTTATTTTGACAGTGAAATTCGTAAAAAGATTATGAGGGAGAAATTGGATTATGATACTGATTCTCATACCAGTATAGCAGACTATTTTGGGTTCAAGGGAGCAAAAGAAGATAAACTTAACAAATATGAATACAACCCTTTGACAAAGAAATTCAAAATAGACCAACTCAACAACAAAGATGACAGCAAAGAAGTCGAACAAAAATGTCGCAAACTTGATTTCTCTAAAATTGTGCCAGAATTGATAATTAAACCTATCATAAACCCGTTTACAGATAAACATAGAAAAAGAGTAACAAAAAAAGATATAGAGAAATTGAAAAAATGGAATTCGGTCTACGATTCGGTCTGCGCTTCGGTCGGGGCTTCGGTCAGGGCTTCGGTCGGGGCTTCGGTCGAGGATTCGGTCAGGGCTTCGGTCTGGGATTCGGTCGGGGATTATATTTCTTCTTTTTTTAAGCTTACAGAATGGAAATATATCAAGCACAAAAAAGGCGAGAATCCTTTTCAATCCTGTATAGACCTCTGGGAATCTGGGCTTGTGCCGTCCTTTGACGGTAAGACTTGGCGATTACACGGGGAGAATGGAAAAGTATTATATGAACACACCCATCTTGCAAGGATAAGAAATGATTTATAAGATGTTCATCGAATGGAAATGTCCAGTTTGTGGACGCCAAAATCGGCGTAGACGATATGCATTTTCTTCCATTCTCTATTGCACTGAATGTCATTTTCCTGTTGATACATATGGTCGTGTGGAAGTTATTTGCAATCACAAATTAGCAAAGAAATGTAAGGAGAAGGTATGAAACGATTATTATTTGTAGTTGCTTTCCTGTTCTTGCTTGCTTGCACAATCTTAGACCATTTTTACTACCGTCCTCGAATGGGAATAGTCCAGGAAAAGATTTACATCTTTAATCCAGGGGATTCAAAAGAGTTCACCCGCTGGAAGCAGATAGTAGAGATACTCACAAGCGACCTATACAAGCAGGGGATTATATCGTGGAATGCAGATAGTCTTTTGAAAGAATTAGACCGTGCAAGAATGGAGGGAAGATGAAATCAATAATACCCAAAATGAGTAAGACGGAACGGATGGTGTGGATAAGGGCGTGCGAGCATTTGTTGAGGTGGTATAAAACAGTCGGATGGCATTTATTTGGTTGTCCTTTTTGTCCAGTGGCAATAAGGTATAGGAAAGAAAAAGAAAGAGTCTGCTCTCATTGTGTATGGGTATGGTTTACAGGGTATGAATGCCAGGAGTATACTGAAAATAAAAAATATAAATATTCTATTGAATACTTACGAAATTCCAGACATCCCTGCTGGACACGCAACCGAATTCGACAACTTACACGTTGGATTGAGATGTTAGAGAAATGAAGACTGAAATAAAACCGTTGACTTCACTTCAAGTTATCAGAAAACACTGTCTTCTTGATTGTAAGGGAGCAGGAGAAGGTAGTATGAAAGCAGTGCGAAACTGTCTCAAATTAACCTGTGCCCTGTATACCCGTAGACTCGGTCACAACGAGAAAGCAGGTCAAGACAAAGGTAGGTATGCCTCGGAGCGAGAAAGAGACGCCACGGGCAAATTTGAACACAAAAAACCCATAAAAGATGGAGAAAAAAAACAGGCACTGGCCAGCGATAAAAGCCAAATTATAGAGGTTTCGGAAAGCGTAATAGTTTCAAAGAAACAATGGGAGAAAATTCAAGAAAGATTGGAGGAGAAACATGACAATAGTAATTTCTGATGTGCCACCATCGCAAAACAAATGGGATAGGCTCAATTATGCCAGGAAGGGAAGGTTTGTCAAGAAGTCAATTAAGAACAAATGGCTAAAGTACTATCACAATTATGGCATGCTATGGAGGGCACAACATCAGGGATATGCCAGGAAGGTTGGAATTACTTTTTGTTTCAACAACAAGATTCGGCATGATAAAGACAACTATGCTTTTTTTAAGCCTCTTCTGGATGGTCTTGTGCGGGAAGGAATAATAAAGGACGATAACACCAAGGAGATTAAGACAAGTTATAAGATTGTTCTGGGGGCAAAGAGAAGGGAGACCATCATAGAGTTGGAAGAATGAGCATGTCAAACCCAAAACCAAAAAGGAGGAGTGAAGTGAAACAAGTAGACAGCATTAAGCTTTCCGAGATTATGTTTAAGTCGGAAAGGACCAGTAAGGGTGATATTAAAGCCCTTGCAGAGAATATCAAAACATATGGTGTGCAGCATCCGCTGCTGATCACCGGGAGCGGAAATGGTGATCACCCATATGAGATCATCGATGGGCGTCGCCGGTTTGAAGCTTTGAAGCTTCTGGGTGCAGAAAAGGCACCATGCCTCGTACTCACAAGAGCAGAGGCAAATGAGGATCTCTCTTTGATCCTCAATACATACCGGCTAAACCTCAATCCTGTGGAGCTCTATAATATGGCTGCACGCTATGTCAAAGATGAGCTTAAAGGGGATCCATTGGCTTTACCTCCGGAAAGAATCAAGGAGGTGGCCACTAAACTCAATCTTGATATAAATGCAACATGCAGGATTCTCAATATCGGACGGCTTGACAAAGATACAATGGAGCTGCTTGCTGCAGGCAAAATCCCTTTAGGCCTTGCCCTGTTGAGCCTTCGAATACCGGAAATAAAATCCCGGCAAAGATTCTGTAAACGATGTGCCAAGGAAAGACCATCCATTAGGGAGGCAGTTAGTTGGCTTAAATTCGGAGAAAAAGAAAAAGCGTGTCGAGACCTTGACAATGCAATATTCGATACAAAGGAATGCAAATCATGCAGACATAGGGGACAGCGGGATAAATCCTTATTCGAATATGATGGCAAAGAGGAGGAGAAGTACTGCTGGAATGTCAACTGCTACAATAAAAAGGAAAATGAAGTATGGAATGCAGCATTCAAGGAAGTTAGAAAGAAACTGGGGCTCAGCAGAATATCCAAATCCAATAATTGGTTTGATTCTGTCGAGTTTAATAAGGTCATACCGGAGGATCCTGAGAAATGTAAGAAATGCAAGAAGGTAAAGCTCTTGAGCATGCATGGAGAAGGATTCATTGTGAAATGTCCTGTTGAATGTTCAAATATTAAGAAGGCAAAAAGAAGTGATAGAAAGCAAAAGAAAGACCCCAGTAAATTTACGAAGAAAGACAAGGTCCAAATCCTCGAGGAGCGATTCGCCCTGGCTGCCCGGAAAGCGATGGTCGAAGATATCCTGCTCATAAAAAAGGGGGGGGATTATACCACAAATGATATTTCCTTTGCCAAAGGGAAAACTCCAAAGGATTACAAAAGGATCCTATTCTTTGTTGGTTGTTTTGACCATAGGAATCCCTTCCCTGCTTTTTATGTTCGTAGCGACTATAGCGGAGAAAACGAAAAAGCAACGGAGTTAGTCAAATCGTTGGACCTAAAGAAGGTAGCAAAGGAAAATATCCCAGAAGCAGCTCGCTATCTTTCAACTTACGACATGTCTGGTACTACTCCTGAGCAAATCGATATGGCCATATCTCTGCTGTACGGTGAGGAGAACTGGTGCAAAACGCACTATGCATCGATTGAAACCAAACTCTCGAAGCGCAGCAAAGGATTTCTCAAGGATGTGAAGCCCTAGAAACCATCTTGGACATAATTATATGACCAACAGCAACGAGTATCCTGAAAATTGGAAAGAGATTGCAACAAGAATTAAAGAAAAGGCAGGTTGGAAATGTGAACGGTGCGGGCATAAGCACGAGGTTGAGACAGGTTATGTTCTCACCGTTCATCATCTTGTGCCTGAGAAGAGTCTGTGCGAAGACTGGAATCTTGCTGCGTTGTGTCAGCGATGCCATTTGAAAATGCAACATATAGATATGTTCCAGGGGCTTTTGGACTTTTATGAATTTTCGGATTGGTTCAAACCGCATCTTGAGGGCTTCTTAAATTGGTTGAGTAATGGTTAAAGGATTAAAAAAAGGAGGTAAGAAGAATGCCAAACCTAATAGCTGATATTGAATTGCAGTGTCCCTGCTGCAAGAAATGGATCAACGTGAAGGTGTACAAGGAAAAGATTAAAGAAGCAGAATTTGAGTTTCCCTTTGAGGTGAAGGCAATACAACAAGGATTGTTCGATAAACAAGAGGCGCAGAACGGCGAGGCTCAGGTTATTGAAGATAAAACGCAAAAGGCAATCGAACACGAAGAAAAACAGGAGGTGAAAAATGTTTGATGCAGTGGAAGTAATAGCAAAATGCCCAAAGGGTTGTGATAAACAGTTGATAAAATGTTCTCCAAGTCTTTATATTTGTCCACAGTGTAAAACTGCTTATGTGTTCGCTCAAGGCAGAGGTGGTTCAAAAGAAAGAAAAGGTTTCTTCCGGAAAACATCAGCGGAGAATGTAGCAAAATGCAAAGAGATATTGAAATCTGGGAATTGGAAACCTTTAATAATTCTTAATAAAAATGAGCAAGCAAAGGAATCGATGGAGTTAACAGAAAAAACCCTTGTAAAGTATTTCTTGATTGACTATGAAGTATCTCGTCTAATTAAAGTTTTTGAATCAAAGGGGCAGTTAGAGAAATATTTCGATGACTACCCAAGGCAGTTCAATAGTTGTCGCATCTTCAAAGCGATAGAAATGCCATTCGAGATTGTTAGGAAACTGGAAATCAAAGGTTAACAAAGGAGGTGATTGATATTTTAACAACCATAATCACAAGGAGGCGTTTATGCGGGGTTAAACCAAAGACTCCTGTAAAACCAACAAAAGAGGGGACAGGAAAATCAGCTATATATTGATATTTCAATCTTCACAAAGAGGCGAGACGAAAGTAACCAATTCTGTCCCCTTGTCTCGCTTTTACGAGAATAACAGAAAGAGGAGTCTAATTGAATAAATGGCTCAAGGACTGTAAGAGTTGTAATATGTCCGCAGATGATTTCCTGACTATGGTGCTCAACTATGCAAGAAACGATGAACTGAAGGCTAAGTTATTCAGTTACATCTATTTGAGGGAACGAGCGGAGAACCCGAAGAAGCCCGTTGCGGAAATTCAAAAGCAGATGTGTCTGAAGTTTCAGGTGAGTCTCAAAACGCTCGAGAAATATATTTATTGGAAATAACCAAAAACTAAATCCTCTAATTTTATAAATAGTGTAATGCAAGGCTTTCAGCCTTGCTTTTCCATTTCTAAAAGTAGACCGTAATAAAATAGGTTTAATTTTACAACTTATCTATTCATATTGTTACTAATGATTATAGAAGACAAAGACATAGATAGAAAGATTGCGGAAGCGATAGCAAGAGAATACAACGAAGACCCCGAAGAAATAGAAAAGGAAATTGAGTCTTGCAATCAATTACATTTGAGGGAGAATGTTTAAGACCATAAAATTTATTTATTCCTTGTTCTCTTGCTATTTTGAGAAAATCTTTTGCTCCTTTCATATATTCTTGTGTGAAATCTTTTTGTCCCTTAAAAGACAGAACTTTTCCGTTTTTCACAAAACAACCAGGGCGAGGAGTGGGCAATCCTCCCATAACTTCTGGGCAAATAGGAACAAGAATATACTTTTGAGCAAGCTGACGAGCTTTTTTCTTGAAAACCGTTGGTTTCCCGTGATACCTGCAGGGAACTCCAAGACAACATTCAGAAATCAAAATCTTTTCTTTCATAACTCTAAATATAATACATTTTTTTCTATTTGTCAAGAGGAAAATTTAAGTAAGTGTCTTTTTTTCCCGAACTTAAAGATTTATAAGAGGGTAATTAACATTGGCTAAAAATAAGGGTGGACGTCCAACGAAATTCAAAGAAGATATGATCCCTATGGTGGAGAAGCTTGCTGGACTGGGATTGACCGAAAGGGAGATAGCGGAATTCTTCGGCATCTGTCAGGAAACTTTAATGAACTATAAGAAACAACATGAGAGTTTTTTGGAAGCAATAAAAAAGGGCAAGTTGAAGGCTGAAATATCTATGACTCGTTCGCTTTTCACAAGCGGGACCCAAAGTGGAAATGTAACCGCTATGATTTTCTGGCTCTGTAATAGGGTACCAGCAAAGTGGAAACACGTCAGCAAGATTCTGATAGCCTCAGGTGAAGAGGGAATAGCTGATATTAACAAGCAGGAAATTGAGGAGATGCATGAAAAGCTCAAGACAGCTTACAACTAGAGAAAAGGAAATCGACATTAAGTATAAGGGCTACAATAGTCTTTTCTACTTTGCTGAGCAGATCCTCGGTTATGATCGGCTCACACCTCAGAACGAGGAATGGTGCTGGGAGTTAGAGAAGAAGCCCAAAAAGCTGCTGCATCTCGCACCCAGGAAGACGTATAAGACTACGATTGGGACCAAGGCGTATCCTATGTGGAGGCTCGAGCAAGACCCGAATCTCAGAATCCTTATCATCAACGAGACGGAATACAATGCCAAGAAATTCCTCAGAGAGATCAAAGGACATTATGAGCGTAATAAGAAATTCAGGCACTTTTACGGGGATAGAGTGAGCAGCGATAAATGGGGAGAGAGAGAGATTACTATAAGCTCCAGGACAAGGAATTATTCCGAAGCAAGTATAACAGCAATGGGTTTTGGTTCTACTCTGACAAGTGCTCATTATGACATAATTATCATTGACGATCCCTGTGGTATGGATGACAGAGAGAGCGCACTCAAGAGGGAGAAGAAAAAGCAATGCTTCAGGGAGATTCCCAGCATTTGCGACCAGAATGCGGAGATCCATGTCAGAGGAACTCGCTGGCATTACGATGACCTGTATGCCGATATCGAAGGCAACCTCAATCCGGAACTAGCAGCAGAGGGTAAAGAGAATTACTTCGTTATCAACCAATCAGCATTGAACGAAAACGGAGAATCAAACTTCCCTGAGAACTTCACCAAAGATGACCTCAAAGCCATTGAAATTGAGGTTGGCGTTGTTCTGTTTGCTTCGAATTATTTGAATCAACCACTTGCAGAAGGATCTCAGCTGATCAAGCTCATGGACCTGCAGTATTACAATCATCTCAAATTTGAGCAGGAATATCTAAAAACAAACAAGCACGTTGATTTCTACGGCTTTATCGACCCTTCCCTTGGAAAGACGGGGAGCGATTATGTGGCCATTGTCATAGGAGCTGTGCCAAAGGATGGATATATCAGGATCCCGGAAGCAAAGGTGGTATTAATTCCCCCAAGTCAACAGGTTAGGCTTATCCTGGACTTGCAGAAGAAGTACAAATTTAAGAAGTTCGGCATTGAAGACAACCTTTTCCGGGGCTTGCTGAAGAAAGAGGTCGAAGACCTGGCAGCACAGGAGAAAACTTATATCAGATTAACACCGGTCACACAAACAAAGAACAAGAAGGTTAGAATCGAATCCGCAGAGCCACAGATTAAGCGCTATGTCCGGTTTCGAGATGATTGGAAGACAGCATATCCAATACTGATAAATCAGCTGATACATTACCCTGTAGGAGCGAACGATGACGGACCGGATGCCCTAGAAGGACTCCTGAGCCTGATCAAGACGGAAACCGTGCAGATATATATAATATAGGAGCGATTGTGTTTGATATCATAAAATCGAAAATGAAAGAGGGATTGAGGAATTTTATCTTTCCCGGTATGGATAGCAAAGGTACATCTTCGGGCGTTTTTAGTTTTCAAGAGATCATCGATATGGACAGGTATGGAGAGGTAAAGGCAGGTAATTATGGGAGCATGGTGAAAGCTAACATTGGCCTTGTCTATCGCTGTATTAATATCCTTGCTTTCGATGTGGCGAGTGTGCCCTTTTATGTATACAAAAAGGTTGGGAAAGAGAAAAAACTGGTCGCGGAGCATCCATTTTACAAACTTATTGAGAATCCTAATCCATACATGCTGGGTTGGGAATTGAAGTGGTTCCTGCAGGGTTTTCTTGACGGAACCGGGAATTCATATCTTTATACTCCAAAGACGCTTCTCAAGAGACCATTTCAGTTACATATTCTTCCGACTCAAAATGTGAATAAGCGAACCGATAAGGGCAGGTTCTTATACGATTATTTCAATGGTGCAGAATCTATGACCTTCACGCAAGAAGAGATAATCCATTTCAAATATCCTAATATTGCGAATATCAACATTGGCATGGGTCCAATAGAGGCTGCACGAATGGGAATCAACAAAGACCTATTCATGGATATGTTCCACTTAAGCCTTTTTGCCAATCGAGCTCGTCCTGATGGAATCTTATCAACAGAGATGGATCTTCAGCCGGATGAAATCAAAGCGATCTCAAAACAATGGAATAAGGCACACAGAGGTGTCGGGAAGACCGCGCGGACAGCTGTCTTGCCTAAGGGATTGAAGTACGATGCAATTACTATCGCTCCGAAGGACCTTGAATATGTGACCGGTCAGACAATGAACGCTGAACGGATCCTTGGCATCTTCGGAGTGCCAAAGGATAAGCTCAATATGACAGACACCGTAAACCTGGCAAATGCTGATGCTATGGAAAGAAGCTATTACAAAACCACTATTGCACCTCGACTAAAACAACGGGATGCTTACATGACTCAGATCGTCAAAATGTATGATCCGAGACTCATTATTGAATCGGAAAACGTGATTCCCGAGGATAAAGCACACAATCTCAAGCAGGAGGCTCAAGACTTAAAGCATGGCGTTATCGTTATCAATGAAGCACGTGACAGGAGAGGAATGGATTCCGTACCCTGGGGAGATAAGCCGATTCTGCCATTCAATATGATGCCGCTCGAGTCCGTATCACCCAAAAAGGAGAATGAGAAAGTCTGGATGGTTGGTAAGGAGTTCAAACCGAGCGAAGCGCTGACATGGCAAGCCTTCAAAAAACAGTGGAAGGAGCAGTATTGGAAAGGCTATGTCCGGAGGACAGAAGCCGAGGAAAAGCTGTATATCTTCAAATTAAGCGACTATTTCGAAGATCAGAAGAAGCAGGTTCTCAAAAATCTAAGGAAATATGGAAAAGCATACAAGAAAGTCAGTCTATTCCTTTTCTCCCTGTTTGAGTGGAATGAGAAGATCACTGAACTTATGGAGCCTTTGGCAAAAGCATCAATCCAGAATGGGGCAGAGACCCTTATCGAAGATTTTGGGCTCGGGATTGCATTCGATATATCATCCCCATTTATTTCAGGATTCTTTAGAGGTAGGGAAAAATTAATCAAGAATATTAACATAACCACATTTAATAAGCTCAAAGAGTCACTAGAAGAAGGACTTGCTAACGGTGAAACTATTAACGATTTAAGTGTAAGGGTAGAAAGCATATTTGCAGAGGCAAAGGGGCCAAGGAGTAGGCTCATTGCGAGAACCGAGGTGAACACAGCTAACAATTTTGGTCATATGGAGGCTATGAGACAGGCAAATGTTGAAAAAAAAGAGTGGATTACTGCAGGTGATGGTGTTCCTCCAACAAGAGAAACGCATATGCAAAATGAGGAAGAAGGTTGCATTGGATTAAATGACACATTTTCCGGAACAGGGGAACAATATCCGAGTGAACCTGATTGCAGATGTGCGGTAATCCCCTGTATAGAAGAATTGAAAGGGAGGTTTGTATGAGAAAGTCGTTATATTTATTTTTTGCATGTATTTTGGTCGCGCTGGTACTGGCATCTCTGACCACGGGAAAAACATCTTTCAAGCGAAGGATCCTAATTGCATCCTTCAGTTCGGATAGCGACACGGTTTGGATCAGCAGAAGAGCCGATAATTGGCAGGATAGTATTATTGAGATCGCAGGTTGTGAACAAGGAGTACAGGCTGAATTCTGGGGCTGCTTTTATGGTGATAGCGGAAAATTCCTGTTGACATGGTATTATGGTCATGATCCGAACAACCTATTGGGACCGGAAACATTACTTGATACTTCTCTCGCTGCAGCCGAGACATTGCATGCTGTTTATACCATCACAAATTGGAAATACAGCTGGGGATCTCTGCAGTTGGGCGATAGCATTGATAAGACTGCAGGGGATAGCGTGAAATCCAAGCTAACCGAATTCGAGCAATAAGGAGGAAATGTGAATCCAGAAGAGAGAAAAAAGCTATTTGAAAAGTACCTTGCATGGCGTGAATTGAAGCAGGGACTCAAGGACCTCCCCCCATATCTTGCCAAAGAGCTTATGGAATTCAAATACTTCGATGGAAAGGCCTGTAAAATTATAGATACGGATGATGAAGATCGAACAATTACCTTTAGGATATCTGATGAGACACTTGACCGGTACAAGGAAGTGATGAAGGTAAAGGGCTGCCAGATTGAAAACTTCCGTGCAAATCCAGTTGTTTTGTGGGCACATAACCGGATGCAGGAGCTTCCCCCAATTGGCAATGCTCGATGGATCAAGATTGAGAAGAATGAAATAATATCCCAGGCTGAGTTTGCACCGACAGATTTCGCTATGAGTATCTATATGCTTTACAAGAAAAAGTTTATGCATGGCGTTTCCGTGGGTTTCATCACGCTCTCATATACCGACACTTATGATGACGATAGCACACCAGCGAATGGGATTATTGAGAAATGGGACTTGCTTGAATATTCACCGGTTCCCGTACCGGCCAATCCAAATGCCCTGGTGACTGCTTATAAGAGCGGAAGTATTGTTGTCCCCGAAATGATATGGAATGATTTTGAGGAATGGAAAGGTCAAAAGACCGAGTTCTGCAAAAACTATTTCGCAAAATCATTTCCTAAGCCGGTTTGTGACGAAGACAAATGTGACGTCATTTATACTGCACATGTAGAAGATGAGGCAAAGCATAACGAACCAGAGGGTAAACCAGAACCACAAGTAGAGCCTGAAGGAGAACCCGTGGTGGCAGAAGAAGTTCCTGAGAACGAAAAAGACAAAGGAGGGATTCTGATTCGACTAAAAGACCTTGTTGAGATACTGGGAGAAGAAAAGGCACAGAAGGTCATTGCCGGAGAATTGGATTTTCTTAAAGCATTGGAATTAATACCACCAAAGGATAAGCAAACAAAAGAAACTGATGAAGTAGACATTGAGGAGGAAAAGGAAGAGGAAATCGAAGTACAGGAGGATGATTCTCAGACTCCGGAGAACTCAGATGAAGGTGACCTTTTGATTTCAGAGGAGGATATTGATAAAGTCATATCCACTCTGAGAGAGGAATTAAAGAAAGACTTCATTGGAGAGTTTAGGAAAAGCGTCTTGGGAATTGTCGATTAATAGCAACTTAAACAAGGAGAAAACATGAAAATGGAGGAAGTTGTTGAGAGGGTAAAAGGTGCTCTTGGGGAGGACTATTTCAAGAGTGTTTTTGAGACTCCAGAGATGAAGAAACTGTTCGAAGCCCATGAGAGACTAAAAGATGTAAAGCCGGAAACTCTTATTGAGAAGAAGGTTGAACTTGCTCAATCAGCACGCTTTTTAAGAGCACTTGCAAGAGGAGACCAGAAAACGCTAAAGGAAATCACCGATGAGGAGAGGAAAAAGTATTTCTCATGGCTATATGGTTTCAGTGGAAGTGATGTTGATCAGAAAGCTCTCACCACCTATCTCAATGAGACAACCGGCAGCGAAGGGGCATACTTGACGCCTTTGGAGTATTACCAAAAGATGTTTGAAATCAAGACCTCATATGGTCTTGTTAGGGAAGAGTGCCTCACAATTCCTTTGACCACAAAGGAAATGAAAATCAACAAATACATCACCGAGCCGACAACGTCCTGGATAGGTGAAAAGGTGAAAAAACCTGCAACCAAGCCAGTATTTGATCAGACAGAGCTGAAACCCGAGAAGCAGGTTTGTATCATTCCTTTCACCGAAGAGGTTCTTGCTGATGCAACTCCACCTCTCGTTCAGTTCCTGATTAGCATAACAGCAAAGGCATTCAAGAAGGGTGAGGATTATGCTTTTGTTAATGGTGCTGGAACCGACGTTTGCGGTGGAGTGGGAGTAGGCGTTCTTAACAATGCGAGCGTGAAGAAAATCGTCATGGGAGAGGGCAAGACCAGTTTTGCTGATGTTGATTTCGATGAGCTTCTGAGAATGGCTGACGCTGTAGATGGTGACATGGACGAGGGCTCGAAGTTTTTCTTCAATAGAAACATCCTGCACAAGCTCATGATGAAGAAGGACAAAAACGAGCGATACCAATGGTTACCATCAATGGGAAAAGAAGGTCCCTCTATCTGGGGTTATCCCTATAGGAAGTCTTCTCTGTTCCCGGGAAACGCCAATGATGGTGCCAATAAGCCTTTCATGGCTTTCGGTAACTTGAAGGAATGCGTGGCACTCGGAGACCGGCAGTCAATGGCCATCAAGCTGCTCACGGAAGCAACCATTGATGATACCAACCTCGCTGAGTATGACCTTCAAGCTTTGAGATTCGTATCCAGGGAGGATATTAAGATCATCCTCGCAGGAGGGATCTCCGTACTGTGGACTCACGCGTAAAACTAAGGAAAGAAAGGAGGTTTTTGTTAAAATCTTAAATTCAAACAAGGAGGATATTGTGAAAAGGATTTTTCCCTTGCTCTTCGTCTTTGCATTCTTAGCACTATTTAGTGTCGAGATGGAGGCAACAGATTATACACATGCGCAGCTCCTGAGCACTGACACGCTCTCTGCTACTGCAGCTTGCACACTCTATACCAGCGACTTCGCCTGGTTCAAGGACAGCACTGTTTGGCAACTCGGATTCTCATCAAACCAGGCAAACGATAGCACAGATCTTGCTATCAACGCTTACTGGGGAGTCGATTCAACATTAGGGCCCTGGACAGATGCACAAGCCGTTGCAGCAAATCACATAATTGATGATTGGATTATGACACCATATTCAGCAGAAACCATAAGTAAATGGTTTGAATGGTGCAAGATAATCATTACTGGCAATACAGGTTTGAACGGAGCAAGCACTATTGTAAAAACTTATATACTCTATAGGAAATACTGGAAAAAGGAATAACTAAACTCCGTCCAGAGAATAGAATGGGGGAGGGGTGCAATTCCCCTCCCTTAAATTGTAACATTAACCGGAGGAAAGTATGAAATTTGGAAAGCAAAAAAGGAAACAAGAGAAACCTCCCGAGAAGGAACAACCGAAACCAGAGGAGCCCAAGGAGAAAGAAGACGAATTGAAGGCTGATGCTGAGGCTGCGGCAGTTTCGGAGCCCCAGCAGGAAGAGCAGAAGCCTGAGGAGAAACCAGAAGAGATCAAGGAAGAGGAGCATAAAAGCCTTATTCGGGTAAAATTGCAGAGATCCCTCTATTTTCCCATCAATGGACGCCCCTGTGACGTTTCCTGCAGCAAGGATGAGATTGTCAGGGTTTCTAGGTCGGTCTTTGAGGAACATGAAGAGGATATAGAGGAGCTGGAACCGGGACCAACCACGAGGGAGATACAGGAGGAGAAGGCTGGGAAGGGAAGCCTCAAGGAGAACACTATCAGTTCAAAAGATTTCGGCGGGAAGAAGGAGTAATTTATGGCTCTGATATCATTGCAACAGCTTAAGGATTTTATTCACATAAATGAGAATGACGTGGATACACTTCTTCAGGACATTATTGATGGAGAGTTGGCAGCAGTTGAGAGAATGATCAATCAACCGCTTGAGCAGACTATAGAAACGGAATACCATGATGGGGAGGATGACAATACACTTATTCTTAAATATGGTCTCGTAAAAGACATTACAAGCGTCAAAATCGATCGTGATGGTGATGGCATATTTGAAGATGAGTTATCTGAGCATGAAGACTATGAGTGGTATGACAACGGGCAGATTGTACTCAAATCTGACTATTTCCCAGAAGGATTAAAGAACATCCAAGTCCAGTATAAGCATGGATGTTCATTCTCCACAGTAAACGCTACAAATCTTCCCACTGACCAGGGATTTCCTGTTTTCAAGGATCGACCATCCTTTGTAGCAGGAGGTGACTATTCCGGACTGACCGGTGTTGCACTGAATACCGGACCAAATGGAACAGGGGATACAAAGACTGAAGGGATTGACTATGCGAACATGGAGTATACTGGTCAGGTGGTTGCCCTGGAAGCGGGAACCATAAGCAATGGAGATATATTATATGTGGAATCCGGAACATATACACAGTATTCAAACGTGCCAAAAGGACTCAGACTCGCGCTTCTAAAGCAAATGGCCAATACCTTTCACGCCACGTATGTTGTGACTGAAGCTGAAGGTGAAACAAGACGTTTCTCTCAGAAGAGCATCGATGCGGTATTGAATAAGTACACAAAGGTGACATTAGCATGAAAGCAGTTTTTAAGCTTGTTGGAACTCAGAAATTTTTGTCGAATGTCAAGAAAATTCAAAAGAAAGTTCCTGACGCATCACGCATGGGAATGTTGATGGCAACCGAATTGCTTAGAGGGTACATCGTCAAGTACAAACTCTCAGGTCAAAGACTCAAGGTACGAACCGGACGGTTACGTACAAGTATCGAGAAGGAAGTGAGTGGAAAAGGATTAGATATTGTTGGACGTGTTGGTTCAAATCTCAAATATGCAAGAATACATGAACTGGGTGGTCCAACAGAAGATATAACAATCGTTCCTGTAAGAGCGAAAGCACTTCACTTCTTCATCGGTGGTCAGGAAATCTTTTGCAGAGCTGTTCATATGCCTGCTTTTGCTATTAAACCAAAGTATTATATCAAGCAAAGTATGAGAGAAACTGCAAAACGCTTAACTCGTATTATGGGAAACAAAATCTTTATGGAGTTAAAGAAATGACGAAGGACGATGTGTTCCTTGAAATGTATAACCGATTTAATGATACTATAAGCTCCACTTCAGACCTTCGAAAGGTATACAAGGAATTTGTTGAGTTCGAAACTGTGCCTATTAACTTCAATGCGGTGATCATGCTTGAACCAGATATCAGCGAACCTATCAAGAAAGCTTATGATGGCAAGGGTTTGAGTGGAAGTAATTGCACCTTTGAGAGCTTTAACTGTGTAATTCTTGTCCTGTTTAGACAGTTTGCAAAGCAGAGTGGAGTACTGGGAATCACAGGGAGAAAAGGAACTCTTAAATGGGAAAGATTTATTAAAGACACTCTAACGACATCCCCGTACCATATGGGTGGTAAATGTCGAAAAGTGGAATTTGGTAACACCGCATATATGAGAAACATTCCAGGATTAGGGAAGGTTAAGCATACGATCCGTTTTGTGCAGATAGAAGTCTCATTTATCGGGTTTTACTCAACCACAGAGAGATAGGAGGTAAGCATGCGAGATGAAAAAGATGTTGAAAAATTGGGAAAGAAGCGTCTTGAGATACTCAAGAAACTCAGCAAAATCAAAGCTGAGTATTCAGCTGTTTGCAAGCAAATTGAAGCACTGAATAAAAATGACAGAAATTTAACACACTATGAAACAAAGGAGGTGAATTAAATGAGTCAACTTGACGAGCTGTTTAGGGAAGTATTCACAGGTGATTTATATTATGACCCTGCAAGAGAATCATATCCAGGATATAGACTTCTTGGAAATGTTGAGATGATATCCTGGGGTGATGATGTCAGAACCTATCCAACGCATAACATGAAATATGGACAGGATGATGATGTCAAGCAGTTCAGAATAGCACGCACAATGAAAGTGCGTACAGACAGGGTTCACTATCAGAATTCGGAACTTGCAAGAGGCGAGAGCGCAATAGATGAGAATGCAGGTGTCTCAGCAGAAGTGCTTGATGAAATAGTTTCAATGGATCTTGCTCACACTGATAAGCTTGGATGGCATGCGCTTGTGCACGGTGGTGGAGCAAAAGCACCAAATACAGTTGTGATATGCTGGTCTGCTGCAGCAAAGAGCGGAACACAATCTATCGAGGGAACTGATTTCTACTTTGATTATGCTCTTGGAAGAGCTGCAAGGATTGATGGTGGCAATATCTCCGATGGACAGGATATGTATTTCAGCTATAAATACACCACTCAGGATTATAAGGTCATTAAGCATTCTCAGAATAAAATCAACACCAAAGGAAAGTTCAAATACGTGCACACGATGGCCGACGGAACCAATGAGTTTATTGTTGAAATACCTTTAGGTTATGTTTCTGAAGTTGCAGAGGTTTCGGATTCAGAAGATCCTCGCACCCTGGAATTAACAATCCTGTCGCTCAGAAAAGAATCAGAGACTGGTCAGGAGCACGGCACAACGAAATTTGGTCAATCATAAAAGGAGGGGTAAATGACGCACAGAGATAGCACGCTTGTTGCTCAAAAATTCCTTTATCCCTCCATTAGTAAGGTCGCAAGCGCATACGGCAAGTTCATAGCTCATCTACATCTTGCTGGAGAGTTTACTGAGATTGATGCTGCAAAGATTACAGAAAAAGCTATTGAGCAAGCATATGAAAACATTCTCGATAAGGCTGAGGATATCTTTGGAGCGCTTGGAGACAGCATTATGGCAATCGTTCCTGCAGGTCTTAGGCTTGACCCTGAAAAACCAGAGGATAAGGTAAAACTTGATACCCTGGATGCTGATATGTGCCTTGACCTTCATGCAGCGATTTTGGAGGTGAATAAAGGTTTTTTCGTGAAACTTTTGCGATCGGTTCTCGACAGCATTACAAGTCTATCTACAAAACGACGGAAACAGACATAGAACTAATATTCATCAAGGAGGGAATATCAAGAGCAGACCTGATGAAAATGGCGTGGGACGAATACTATGACCTTGGTGAAAGCATAATGAAACGTTCCCGAATCGTAAAAGGAAAACCACAACGTAGAGATGTGACTCCGTATGGTGAGAAGGTTCTTCTTGCGTCGAGACAGAAGAACATACATAAAACACATAAAAGGAAATAATGAATCTTGGTGAAATATATGCTGAGCTGAAACTAAAAGCGGGGCAGTTTCATAAAGAGCTTGGTAAGACTCGTGGCTCCGTTGAAAAACAAGCGAAACTCATTGGAAAAGCATTCCTGGGAGTGACTGCTGCAATAGCTGGTATTACTTATGCTATGATAAGGGTAACCAAGAGTCTTGTTACTGCTTACAGTCAACAGGAGTCAGCTGAGAAGAAGCTTGAGGCTGCATTGAAGGCAACAGGGAATCAGGTCGGCATAACAAAAGACCAGATGCTTGAAATGGCAGCACAACTGCAAGACCTGACTATGTATGGTGACGAGACCGTCATTAGTGCTCAATCGTTGATGGTAACATTCAAAAACATTGGTAGGGAAGTTTTCCCGGATGCGATAAAAGCTGCAATGGATATGAGTACAATGTTTGGTCAAACTCTACAGCAATCAGTGATTCAACTCGGTAAAGCTCTTAACGCTCCCACAAAAGGATTGGGGAGATTGGCATTAGTCGGTATTGATTTCAGTGAAAAACAAAAGAAAATGGTCAAAGGCTTTGAGGATGCTAACAATATAATGGGTGCTCAGAAAATTATTCTTGATGAAATCAAAGGTGAGTTCGGTGGAGTTTCTGAGGCTGCAGCTAACACCACAGAGGGTGCACTCACACAGCTTAAGAATATGTTTGGCGACATTAAAGAGGATTTAGGAGAAAAGGTTGCTCCGACAATCTCGATGGCAGCAAGACTTCTTAAGACAGCTTTCCAGGAAGTGCTTAAGAGCCTTGATATTTTGTTGCCATCGCTTAATGCTATGGGTGAAAGCACTGACAAAGCTAATGAGGCAGGTTTACGTTTCGCTACCTTTACAACAAGAGCTATGTTCAAAATTAGGAAAGCAGTGGACAGGGTGAAAATTGTTTTCTGGACTTTAGCAGGAGTTTTCTCAAAAGTAATTTTTGGGATTATTAAAGGTTTAACATCACTTGAAGAAGTTTGGTATCAGACGGCTATTAAGATAGCAGAAGTAACAGACAAGGTATTTCGCACAAATTATGCCGAATCGCTTAAAGCGGGACACAAGCATCTTGTTAACATAACACAAGATTTTAAGGATTTTGCTGATTTAGCACTTGCGAGAGCTGATGAGTTAGCTGGTGGATTGACAGGTATTACAAACGCTGAGCAACAAGCTGTGGATAGGATAATAGCTGAATACCAAAAGCTTATCGAGACTAAAGTAGAAGCACTTGGTGCTCCTCCCGCTCCTGTTGCTCCATCCGGTGGTGGTGGAGGTGGTGCAGGTGCAGGTGCTGCACTTCCATATGGAGCAGAGGAGGTTGATGTTTTTACACAATCATTAGAAGAAACAACGGACAAGATGAAAAGCTTAGACCAGGCTATGCAAAGTTTTGGTTCTTCAACTGCATCGTGGTTCAAACAAGGGAAAGTATCAGGTGAAGATTTCCGTAATGAATTGATTAAGATTGCTGCTCAGTTGGTGCTTATGAATATTTTGAAAGGTGCCACAGGTGCTGGGTTTTTCAGTGGTTTTGCAAATAGTTTACTTAGCTTTGGTTCTGGAGGTGTGGTTGCTCCTCCTCCTTTTGCAGCAAACGGCCTTGTAGTTGATAGTCCAATGATCACAAAGTCAGGTGCAGTCGTAGGTGATAGAAGAGCAACTAACCCAGAGGTGATCCTTAATAAGCAGGAAATGGCTGACATGGTGTATGGGCTTTCTCATCCAGAGGTACATATATTTGCTACGAACATTAATGCTGAAACTCAAATCAAAACGTGGGTCAAAATGTCTGCAAGTGCAAAGCAGTTACTCGGGCGTTTCCTTGACGAAGAAGTTTTGCCTGAAAGGAACAGGCTAAAAGGTATATAATGAAAACTATATCAACGACAGCAAAGCGATTACTTTCAAAAGGAACTGTCAAGAAGATGTGGAACAAGGCGTATCTTGAGGAAATATCAACGGATGCCTTGACAGAAATAAC